AAACTTATCAAGGGTGAAAAGTTGGCTATTGTCGATAGTAAAGAAGAACTTGGGAGACGTTCAATTTTCATATCATATGTAGCACTTCTATTCATTTCATGGTTTTTATTGAGACCCTCCCGATCTTCTTTTATGAGTGCTCTCATTCTAACTACCGCGGCTACGACTGGATTTCACTTAAAATATGGTCCAGAAACCCCATTTCCCATGCATCTCATATTAACCACATTCCTTCTGTTTAAAGGGAGGATGTACATGTCTCTCCAACTCTGGCTCACGATGATACTTGTTGGATTTTATACGACGATGCACGAAAATTTATATATCCCTTAAAAGTAGAATGAAGATTCATATAGTCGGTGCCGGACCTACGGGTATGTCACTCGCGTGGGAACTTCTCAGGACGGGTGACCATGAAGTCACCGTGTATGATCGAAAAACTTCGGCGGGTGGTTCCTGGTGGGAACCAGATGAAGAAGTTCGTGATTTACACGCACATAGAATTGTTTTCAATCGTGCATTTGTGAACACACAATCTCTTTTCAATGAGATGGGTATCTCTTGGGATACGTTGTTTCAAGCTAAGGACAATGGAGAACATGTCGGTTTTGTTTTACGTTCTCTCAGTCTAAGAGACTATGGAACTTTAATTTCGTTATTCACTCGAGTACTTTCTCAACCTAAAAAGTATAAATCAATATCTTTGAAAGAAGCTGTTGGAACTTTATCAGAAAAGGGACAAGCTGTCATCGAACATCTTCCTCTCATAATGGATGGTGTCACTTGGAATGTCATGTCAGCATATGAATTTGTAAAAAACTTGGATCATGTCGGTCTTTCAACACCCTACACACAGAGAGTTTCTGGTAAAGTTATGTGTGATGCGATGGAGGAAGCTGTTATGGAAGCTGGTGGAAATTTTGTTTTTGGAACTGAACTTGTAAGTGTAAAATATGAGGAAGATTCGTACGAAGCACAATTTTCAGGTGGTGAAATTATTGACGATGGTATGCTTTTTTTATGTCTCGATAATAGTCCTGCTCTCAAACTTCTAGGAGATAACTGGGGTTCCGATGCTGATAAAAAAGTTAGAGAAAGTACGTATGGTGCAATCAACATTCTTATTGACTATGAAAATCCACTTAAATTAAAATCCGATCTCGAAATAGCTACATCAACAGAGTGGAACTTACAACCTAAAGTTCTCTCGGATGGTAAAACTGTATCTTGTGTTATATGTCATCTCACCGAAGACATTCTCACAACCGATCCTGAAACTCTAAAGGCTGAAGTACTTCGACAACTCAAACTCTCCGAACCTAATAACATACGCATCGGATGGGGTGCTGAATGGAACGGAAAAACATGGGAATTTTCACAATCTTCGGGAGTACTTAGTCTTCATGGACAACTTCCCTTCTTTGGAAAGTGCTCAAAAGTTGCCATATGTGGTATGATGTCACCGAGAAATACACCATATTCGAGTATCGAAGCGGCAGTTGAAGTTTCTAGAGCTCTGTGTCATGAACATTTTGGAACACGAGAGCCACTTCAACCCATTCTTCTCTCACAAGTCATATTATTACTTTTTGTGTTGCTTATAGTTTTAATTCTAATGTATCGTAATATAAATCAATGAAGTTCATGACCAAAGTCTATGAACCGATGTATGATTTCAATAATAAAAAATACATTCGTCTCTCGATACCCCTCAAGTGTGCCGAGAGTATTGAACGAATACACGCTAATAAATCTCATCTGCTCATGAATCAAAATGTTGACAACCCTTTGGATGGTAGAGTTCTCACTGTAAAAGTTCCGTTCCGATATAGGAGAGTGATGTGCGAAGTCCGAGGACGACCCGTGCAGTCTCTTATAAAGGATGATGAAGTTGAAGTCGATATAAACTTTAAAGGTGTTTGGAATGTCGGAAATCACTCAGGTTTCTCTTGGGTACTCTCAAGTTCATCCACCTCTTGATTAGGATCGTTAGGGAGGTCAATTGTCTCAAGTCCACCCTTCTTGAACCCCTCAAAAGTTTGGAGCATACCCTGAAGACGAAACACCTCTTGGGTGAGCTGCTCAATGTTCATACGAAGCTTCTTAATATTCTCATCAACGTCAACGACGGGCATTGTATTTATTTAAAGTTTGTACTCTTTAAATAAATATAGTATGACGGTTCTCACAAGAACCGGATATTTGGTGGATTCGGGTCCAATCCAAGAAATAAAAAAAGAACTTACGGTAAGACCAGTAGTCAACGGAGATTATGGATTTCCTCCACCACCTTTCAAAGTTTTCCGACCAACTAAGAATGGAGTCTGCGTTCCAAGATTCTACGGAACTCACAAACTTGGGGAGCCTCAACAAGACAAGAGACCAGAACCCACCAAAATCAAAACGAGATTTGTTGGACAACTCAGAGACGCCACACATCAAAATGAAGCAATGTCAGCAGCAATCCAAGCTGGTCATGGCGTCCTCTCTTTACCATGTGGGTATGGTAAAACAACGGTATCCTTGGCCATAGCGTGTAAGTTGGGGTATCGCACGATGATTGTCGTACATAAACAATTTTTGGCTGACCAATGGAGAGAGCGAATACAACAATTTTGTCCAGGTGCCTCGATAGGAGTTGTTCAACAAGATAAGAAAGAAGTCAATTGTGATTTCGTCATTGCAATGCTCCAATCCTTATCTTTGAAAGAGTATAGTTTCACAGATTTTGAGAGTATCGGAACACTCATAGTGGATGAAGCACACCACATTTGTGCCAAAGTATTCAGTCAAAGTTTATTCAAACTTTGTCCCCGACATATTTATGGTCTCTCTGCAACACCTGAAAGAAAGGATGGTCTTACCAAAGTGCTTCACTGGTTCATGGGTCCTACATTTTTTGCAGTTGAACGAAAGAATCAAGAACAAGTTGAAGTATTTCCAGTGACTTTTGATTCACCAAATTATCGAAATCCACCACCATCCATGAGAAATGGTAAAATTTCAATGCCCAACATGATCACCGAACTCGTGGAAGATCGTATGAGAAACAAGATGTTAGTCGAACTTGTAAAAAAAGCCTCAGCTGGCACGAGACAATTATTAGTTCTCAGTGATCGTCGTCAACATTGTGAATTTCTTCACCAATGTTTTCCCAAAACATCAGGACTTTACATGGGTGGCATGAAAGAAGTTCAACTTCAGGAATCGTCTAAAAAGAAGATTATATTCGCAACGTTCAGTCAAGCCCACGAAGGTCTCGATATTCCTACACTTGATACGGTTATATTAGCATCACCCAAATCTGACATCACTCAGAGTATTGGTCGTATCATGAGAGAAACAAAAGGAAAAAAGAACAGTCCACATATTTACGATATACACGACCCATGGTCAATTTTCACAGCGATGTATTACAAGCGAATGAAGGTCTATCGTCAAGGTGGATTCAATATTCACGGTAAAGTTGTAGATGAGAAGAAGAATGACTTCCCTCAGGGAAAGTGTCTATTTTTATAATCTAAATATCTATTAAATGTCAGGTGCATTAATACAACTTGTATCCAAGGGTGCTCAAGACATGTATTTTATTAGTGATGAAGGACATTCATTCTTTCGCATGAAATTCATGAGACATAGGAACTTTTCGCAAGCCCCTAAATTTATTAAAACTATCTCAGATAAAGACACTTCAGTAACCATACCCGTACTAGGTGATGTTATGAACGCACTTTGGATTGATGGTAATAATAGCACATTAGATATGTTTTATAAATCGACTATAGATTTGTATATTGGTGGACAAAAGATTGATTCACAAAGTTTTGATTATTATGCCGATATATGGCCAAACTATTTGGCAGATACCTATAGTAAATCGCGAGAATTGAACAATAATTCTTCTTCTGCAAATCCCAGTTTTGTACCTCTTCAATTTTTCTTCTGTAATCACAAGGCATTTTTACCATTAGTTGCACTCCAAAATCATCAAGTCGAAATAAAAATACATTTTAATGAAACAAGTTTATCCGG